GGGTTGCAGCGACCCCGAGCCGCTACTCATAATGCTGATCTTGGAAAAAGCATTGCTGATAATGGCTCTGGAAACCGAACTAATCAACCGACCGTTCCAGTAAAAAATCTTCTGGCCCGGAGTCATTATGATATCGAAAGAATCGTGGCTGGACTCCTCTCGGCTCGATCTGTCAAACTCATCACGAATGACTGTAGCTACTCCGTCTATCTTTAATCTAATCGTGCCATCAGTCTGCAAGAACACCGACGCTGTGTTCGATGTGCCTAAACCGATCATATACTCATTGATCGCTATAGTTTCATCAAACCACGTATTCTCAAGTTCAAAATGAATATGCGAGTGATCCTGCAACGCTGTGATCTGTGCCGCCGTCGGGGTCCACGTGTAATAACCACCGCCACCACCGGTTGTCAGACCATTGATGGTGTGATCGGGATTGCTGCCAACCAGTGTACCGCCGTCGATGTCTGTCGCACTTGTAAGGCTGGCATGGACGATTCTGCGCTCGTCATTCGGGACCGCATCAAACGCCATCGCTCGAAAGGTAGGAGCAAAACTTGTCGAAGTCATTACGCCACCCCATGCGCGACTCTGGCATTAGCCGCTCCTGCTCCATTCTGCAATACGCGCAAGCCTTTGAACTTACCCCGGATAACACCGACCTTGTTCTGCGCGATGGTCAGCGACTTTACGCCGCCACCAGTTGTCACATCATCGAGTAACTGAACCGCAACAGCCGTTGCGTTGTAGTTTGTCCCGTCCAGAGAAACCTGAACATCAACTGCTGCCGCCGCGCCTGAAATATTCTCAATCACATGATGGTCATACATCGAGATGTCGCCGGATGTATAGATAACATTATTATCCGCTGCACCTGCCGTGCCATCGGTAACGACATACCATGACGCGGAAGCAGACACCGCCGATGAAGCGGAATGGATGTGCAGGGCGTTGCTGGTCGAGTTTACGTGTTCAAGATTACTGGAGGCGGATGATACCCCCGTGACTGCTACTGTTCCCGGCATATCAATGCTCCTTTAATAAAAATGCCCGGTCCCGGTTTGACCCAAGACCGGGCATTTGTTTTGCCGCTGGCCGACGAATTACGCCGGGATGATGTTCGAGCCAATATACTGATGCGCCCAGAAACGATCATTGACCGCTACAGAAACCCCCGTATCATTTGCCCATGCCCCTGATGCATTGGTCGATGTCACCTTCGTATCCAGCACATTGTGACGAGTACCATTGGTAATGGTCGCGTGTGCCTTCGTGTAGATGTACGTCGTGCCATCGTCGGCAACGTGTCGATCACCTTCTGCATAGGGCGGGAACTTGGGAACAAGTCCCGTCCCCGCAGCCGAAGCATCCCATACGGCGGTAACGTCAACGCCAATTTGTACATAAGAACCCATGATCGTCCTCCTTTATGACGTATCGGTAACACGACCCTGGAACTGACCTCCAGAACAGGTCAGATTACCGGCCCATGCGATGATCTGCACTTCAGCATCCTGATTGGTCGCATAACGGCGATTCGGCGAGAGCGGAACCATGTTACGAGACGCATGAGGACGATAATGCAGGTAATCGGAATTGATGAAATAAGCAGTCTTGGTCGTGGCACCTGTGCCAGTTCCCGGATACAGACCACCATCGAGAACCACATCGGCATCGACAAACTTCAGTGACGGGAAGCCCGCAACACCAGTCGTCGAAGTGATGCGCTGAATATCCTGCAATGACGACATGAAGTCGGACCACATCGAGTTATCGCAGATAATCAGGTCAGGACGATCAGCCCCACGGGTCAGGTTCGCCCATGCGAGGTTGAAATAATCCTGAATGTCAGCAGCCCCCAGTGCCACCGAGTTCGTATAGTTCTTCCAGAACGCATACGCGGTCCGGTCGATACCACCATAGGTATTGGTCGATGTCACCGGAATGGCCGCATCCAGACCGTCGATTTCCTTGCCGCCTGACCCCGTACCATCGGAATAAAGTCCGTCAGTAATCAGGTTGGACAAGGTGCTTTCAGCCACCTGTATCCGTGATTCCATCAGGTCAATCATCTTTTCCTTGCCCGCGTTCTGGAGCATCTCAAGACCCGACATGACACACGGCACAGCCGCCTGTTTGATTGAAAATTCTGCTGCACTGATGACATCACTGGCACCGACATCAAGAAGGTCGTAGCCCGAATACCATCCGGCATTGGAGTTCTCGGCAAACGACAATTCTTGCAGGATTTTATGCCCGCCAGAAAATGTCCTGATCTTGCCGCGTTGTTCCAGCCGCTTTAATAGTGCGCAGTTGTTAGATACGTTATCCGCGATCTTGCGTGACCGATTCTCGATGGTCGTCGCAAGGATGTCGCTGATATTTGCATTGGCAAATGCCATAACAACTCTCCCATAAACAAATAAAATTCACACCCGGAATTACTTGTTGGTCTGCGCTGGAGAGCCGAATGGTCTTGCGCGTGCCTACTGGAGATTGTTCCTCGGCATTCTTTCTAACACAAAAGATCAGCCTTGTGCAACATCATCCCATGCCGTTTCGATCATGCCGCGCAACGAATTGCCGCCTGCGGGCGATGAATCGCCACCCGGTGTCCCCGAAACGCTCGATGCTGCCTGTTTCTTTTTGGCAATTTCAGCCTTGGCTTTACCGGCATTTTCAGCGCGCTCTCGCGCCAGCATCACTTTCCTGACTTCGGGATTGGCGTAACAGGCACTTTCATAGGCTTCCTCTAAAGTCATAGCACGACCCTGGTTGGCTGCGGTGTCAAGCATATCAGCCATCACATTTGATACATCGGCCACGAATTCATGTTTCGGATCATTGTAAAAGGCTTCAATCTGGCCCTGCACTTCATCTTGCTGGTCCTGCGCCTGATGCTGGTATTGCTGTTGCTGCGCACCGATGAACTGCTGAATCGGCGCAAGGCGCTGATCGAGCAACTGGCTCATCTGGTTGACCTCGGGACTGACCGGGTTTTCCCCGGACAAAATTGTGTCGAGCGAAGCAATGTCGACATTGTAATTCTTGATGATTTCGGCCACGGTCTGCGCTTTGTCAGCAGGGGTGCCGAGTGTCAGGCGACCGGCGGTCTGAAACAGGTTTTGTGCGGCTTGCACGGGATTGACCCCCTGCGAGGCCATGATGGATTCATACGGGCGCGCCACTTCTGCAAGGTCACGGGCAATTCTGACTTCACCCCGGACCTCGTTCAACTTCTCGGTCATTTCATGTTCGCGTTTAAGCACCGTTTCGCGAACTTCTGCCGGAACGTCCTTCCAGTGTTCACGAACGGCGGGCGACCATGACACGGGGGCAGCAGGAATACCCTCCGCTACGCTCTTTTCGCTTTCATCGTCCTCTGCCTTGATTTGAGATTCTTTGCCGTCCTGAGATTCGCTTGCATCCTTGTCTGCCGATTGCTCTGGAGCGTCTTGATCGACTGATTCAGCGTCTTTGCCTCGGCCAGCATCTTCGTCATCCTGTCCTTGTTCTTGAGCTGCCTTTTGTTCTCCTGCTCGATCATCTGGCTCGCTTTTCGATTCAGAAGATCCAGCCTGATCATGTAAATCACCTGACGCATCGTCAGCAGCAGTTTCTTCAGCCGCATCATGCTCGGCTTCCTCATCAAATGCTTTTTCCAGTTCTTCACGTAAATCACCCATTGGTCGCTCCATTATAAGCCCGTATAACGTCCTTGAGCCGGTCTTGCCGGTCCTTTTTATCCTTGCCCTCGGCCCGTCGGCGGCGCTGCTCGGCGTTTCGCTCCCATTGGCCGGTAAAATCACTGGCGTGGGTGACATCGTGCGCTTTACACATCTCCCGCCAGCCCTTGCGTCCATGCACAACCGTCCCGTCAATCGGCGAGACGAAATCAGGCATATCCCCGATCACTTTCGACCGGCCCATACCGGTATTCGGCTCGACGTATTCGTCTGCCGGAATCAGCTTGTGCGTGATTGGATGCTGGATATATCGGGCCATTAGCCGTTACTTCCCCTCCCGGCGCTCAATGACTTGGCATAGGACTGAATCACGCCGGACGTACTTTTCGCCTGTTCTTCCTGAATATTCAGCCGCGTCTCGGCTTCTTCCTCGGCAATTGCCCCTTGCGTCTTGGCCGCAATCAGGGCTTGATCGGCTTGCGAGTCGGCGGCAATCTCGGCCATCTTCGCTTGGTGCTTGGCCCCGATTTCAGCCTGCTTCATCCTGGCCTTGATTTCCTCGGGACTCGGCTCTTTCTGCTCAGGCTGCTGACCCTTCTTCTGCATCTGTTCGATTGCCTTGTCGATAATGCCCTCGACTTCGCTTGAACCCTTGAATCCGGCCAGCCCCCACTTCAAGAGTTCCGTCAGGACCGGCGCTGCGGCGGGTTCGTACTGAACCAAGGGCGAGGCCGATTGCATGAACATGGCCAGTGCATTGATGTATTCGGACCGCTCGGACTGCAACTGTGCGTAATCGGTCATCGCCACGTTCTCGGGCTTGATCGCAATGCGCCATGACGCGGCACGAGAGGATTTGAGCAATTCAATCGCAGGGCCGAGCAACTGACGGTCAAACGAATGAGTCATGTTGGACTGCTCGATGATCGTTTGCGGGTCAAAATGCTTGCAGATCACCTCGGCTTTGAGTGCTGCAAGGTCAGAGGCAAAACGGGCGAATTCATCCTGCAAGGCTTGAATCCTGATCGAACCAAAGCGGGCTTTAAGCGATTGCTCGGTGGCGCTGACCCTGCCTTGACTGGTGGCCGCGCCGCGCATCATGTCGGACAAGCCCGTGACCTGATACAAAAGCGCAATCGCATCATCCCGCCGGGCGGTCAGTTTATCGAGCGCATTGACCACATCCTGAATCGGCATCCAGTCCACCGTTCCCTTGATCCCGCCCTTTTCGGCAAATTGCGACCAGTTCTCGACCGGGATCAGGTCATTTTCGACCCCTTCCTTGAACATTCGCTGCACACCCTCGCAGGACGAGTCATACACGCCCACGGCTTTGACCGCTTCGGTCAGGGTGGCGATCCGGGTCTGCAACTGGTCCACCTCGCGGTACAAGTCCTGCGCGATGTAGTAATCGGGCACCGGCAGCATCAGGGTGGTGGTGAGATTGGCAATCATCGCCTTGGGACACGGCCAGAAGCCCTGCAAGCCGAACGGGTCATCTTTTTTATCCAATAACCGGTCGTGACCTAAGCTGACCCAGTACACGGTGCGGTCCGACTTGTTCCAGATTTCCCAGATTTCGGCTTTCTGCCAGTTATCGGCTACATTGGCAAGCGTCGAATCGCGCTTGTTGGCCGCATGGCGTACCTTGTAATCGAGATTATCCGCCGCCTTGTCACCAAAACGCCTTCTGGCCTCATCCTTGGATAAATACGAGCGAAACGCGAGCCACGGCAAGTCAGACCAGTTGCGCGCCCAGCCCCACCGCACATCGCGCCAGTGGACGTAATCAATCGCCACTTCTTCGGAAAGAATCTGCTCGTCAGTAAAAGCGGGCGTGAGTTCTTCACCATCGACCCCGAACGTGGCGTCGATTTCCCGCTCGGTGGTTTCCAGTTCATACCTGACCCGCGCAAGGCCGAATCCGGGCAACAAGCGGTCATCGAGCGAACAACGCAGCGCCGTGGCAAAGTCACGACCCGATTCCTC